CCCGGTTAGATCGCGGCAACGGGCTGTGCGGCCAGCATTCCTCGGCCGCTACGCCTAGCGGTAGCCGTCGCGGCCCACGCTGGCATGTCGTCGCAACCTACGCCCAGGCCGAGCGCCGCGCCGTCGCTAATCTCAACCGCCAGGGCTACGAGACCTATCTGCCGCTGACGCTGATCAACCGCCGCGACCGCGTGCTGCGCACCCTGCTCCACCGCGTCGAGGTGCCGCTGTTCCCAGCCTACCTGTTCTGTCGCTTCGACCCAGACACCACCGAGTGGTGGCCGATCCGCAACACCTTCGGGGTCTACCAACTGCTCACAAACAGCGCCGGACACCCCACCCCTGTCGCCGATGCCGAAATCCGGCTGCTACAGGCCGTTGTGGCCGAGCGTGCTACCCAAGGCCAAGAAACCGCCCAATGGGCGCCAGGCGCGCCCGTAGCCCTGCTAGCGGGGGCGTTACGCGGTCACCCCGCCGTCGTCCTCACCACCCACGGCGATCGCGCCACCCTCGCCGTGCTGCTGCTCGGGGCTTTGCGTCAGGTCTCCGCACCCGTCGCGTGGCTCGTGGCGCGGCAGTGATGCCAGCAGCAGCGCCCACCGCAGCCGCTGGTTCTCCTCCAGCAGCGCCGCACGCCGCCGCGCCTGCCGCTCCCCCGGCGTCTGCGCCCGGTCACCCAGCCGGCGCATCACTTGTACTCGGCGGTAAGCTTGTCTTTCCATTCCTGCGGCCACCATACCGGGGGCGTCCGCCGGTCGATCTCCTGCCCGATGTAATCCAGCCACCACAGGCGGCTACGCCTCTCACCCTCGGTGGCCGGAGACATCGCCTTGATCCGGCTTTCGTAGTCGGCCAGCCACTCGCTCTCCCACCCATTCAGCGGGTATCTCTCAAACAACCGGCTGGCTTGCTCAATCGCGCTCATCGTCGTTGCTCCGTTCGTTGCGTTGTGCCGCGGCGCTCAGGCCGCCTGCGCGAATGGCAGGAAGACAGTTCCCGGCTGCCGGGTGGCGAGCCGCAGAAGCTCGCTGGTGCGGTCGCCGACAACCCAGAAAATGTTGAACCGATTGTAAGCCTGCATCACGTCGCAGGTGTTCCAGCCGCGCGCCTTCGCGAGCGCAAGCGCCTCGCGCTTGGTTGCGAACTTGGCAACCTGATGATCGGCGAGAAGAATGTGGCGAAGGTCAAGCATCTGAATGGCTCCGTTGCTCGTTTCGATGACCACAACATCGCACATCGTGACTCACGATGCAAGGGCTTTCTTCGGCTGATGCGAAATAATTTCGTGGCCGCGCCGTGAGCCTCTGGTGGTACGTCGCACTCGCAGCGCTCACCTCGTGCGCCGTCGTCATCGCACTCGTCGTCTGGCTGCTCATGACCAGCCGCAGCCATTTCCGCTAGGACGCGATCATGTCGCCCATCGTACTCATCGTCGGCGTGCTGCTCGTGCTGCTGCTCGTCGGCGGCTACGGTGGCTGGCACGGCGGCTATTACGGCAGCTATCCCGCATACGGCTACGGCATCGGCGGCCTCGGCCTCGTCGTGGTGATCCTGCTCGTGCTTTTGCTGCTCGGACGTATCTGACGTGGCAGACTTTATGGACCCCGCACTAAAACTCTCCGTTTCGTATGTGGCGATTACCGCGATTCAACCCGCCGCGCGCAATCCGCGCACCCATTCGCCGGCGCAGATCGCGCAGATCGCACGCTCCATCACCGCGTTCGGCTGGACTAATCCGGTGTTGATCGACGAGCACGCGCGCATCATCGCAGGCCACGGTCGCGTTGCCGCCGCGCAGCAACTCGGCATTGCCGAAGTGCCAACGATTACGCTCGCTGGATTGAGCGCCGCGCAGGTCCGCGCGCTGGTCATCGCCGACAATCAACTGGCGTTGAATGCAGGCTGGGATGCCGAGTTGTTGCAAATGGAACTAGGTGAGCTTGGCGCCGATGGTTTCGATCTGTCGCTGATCGGGTTCAGTGACGACGAGTTGGCCGGCATCCTCGCCGATCGCACCGATGGTCTTACCGATCCCGACAATGTGCCCGATGCGCCGGCCGAGCCGGTGTCGGTGCTCGGCGATGTGTGGACGCTGGGGCGCCATCGCCTGGTGTGCGGCGATGCAACCAGCGAGGTGGACGTGTCGCTCTGCCTCGGCGCGGTGCGACCGCACCTCATGGTCACCGATCCGCCGTATGGGGTGGATTACGACGCCGAGTGGCGGGATAGGGCTGCGGAGTTCAGCCCGTCGATGGGAGACCGGAAGGACACCGCCAAGGGGCGCGTGCAGAACGATGACCGAGCAGACTGGGTCGATGCATGGCTGCTGTTTCCTGGCAGCGTTGCATATGTTTGGTGTGCCTCGTTGTGCAGCGACATAGCAATTCAAGCTCTCGAACTGGCGAGCTTTGAGCGCCGCGCACAGATTATCTGGGCGAAGAACCATATCACGGTCGGCCGAGGGCATTATCAGTGGCAGCACGAGCCTTGCTGGTATGCCGTGCGGCGAGGAGCGACTGGCCACTGGGCTGGCGACCGCAAGCAGACGACGGTGTGGAACATCGACAAGGCGCAAAAGAACGAAACCGGCCATAGCACTCAGAAGCCAGTCGAGTGCATGCGCCGGCCGATCGAGAACAACTCCTCCCCAGGCCAGGCCGTCTACGACCCGTTCGTCGGCTCCGGCACCACCATCATCGCCGCCGAAATGACCGGACGCGCCTGCCACGCCATCGAGATCAGCCCGGCCTACTGCGATGTCACCGTCCTCCGCTGGCAGGCGTTCACCGGCCAGACCGCTACCCACGCGCTCACCGGACGCAGCTTCGCCGACACCGCAGCCGAGCGCGCACCGCAAGAGGCCGCGTGATGCCGATCGTCAGGCGCAACGGCCCGTTACCAGGTGAAGGCGGCGCACCGTCAAAGATCATCGATGCCGAGGTCGCCAAGCGTGCCGCCTCGATCGGCTGCACCCATGATGAAATCGCCGCGCTGCTCGGTATCTCGCGGACATCGCTGCACAACGCCTACGCCTCCGACCCGGCGCTGCGCGACGATATCGAGCAGGGACGCAACCAGGGCCGCGCGACGTTGCGCCGCCACCAGTGGCAGCAGGCCGTCGCCGGCAACCCGACCATGCTGATCTGGCTCGGCAAGCAGCTGCTCGGCCAGAAGGACCGCGTGGAGCTCGGCGGCGATCCAGACAAGCCGCTCAACTACGTGGTGCGCACGCCGACGCCGATCGAGAGCGCACAGGACTGGCTCAAGGCCTACGCGCCGCCCGACATCGAGATCGAGGCCGATGCTGAAACTGACGGCAATATCTGCGACTGACCCGGAGCCTGCGCCGGATGACGGCCACGGCACCGCGTGGACGCCGCAGCCTGGCCCGCAAGCCGCGTTCTGCGCCTGCACCATCTTCGAAGTGTTCTTCGGTGGCGCGCGCGGTGGCGGCAAGACCGACGCGGTGCTGGGCGAATGGGTCAGCCACGCCGCCGAGCACGGGCCGAACGCAATCGGGCTGATGGTGCGGCGGACGCGGACGGAACTGCTGGAGACGTTCGAGCGCGCACGGGTGATCTATGCCAAGCTCGGCGCGACCGCGACGGTCAATCCGATGCGGTTCACCATGCCGAACGGTGCGCGCATCACCTACGCCTACCTCGACCGCGACGCCGACGCAGAGGTGCATCAGGGCGCGTCATACACCCGTGTATACGTGGAGGAGGCGGGCAATTTCCCGTCGCCGGCACCGATCATGAAGCTGATGGCGACGCTTCGATCCGGCGCTGGCGTGGCGGTCGGCATGCGGCTCACCGGCAACCCTGGCGGGCCTGGGCATCAGTGGGTGCGCGCGCGCTACATCGACCCGGCGCCGCGCGGCTGGAAGCTGCTGCGCGATCGCAACACCGGCTTGCAGCGCACGTATATTCCAAGCCGTGTTGCCGACAATCACTACCTCGGCCCCGACTACGTGCAGCGGCTGAAGGCGTCAGGCTCGCCCGAGCTGGTGCGCGCGTGGCTCGAGGGTGATTGGTCCGTTGTCTCCGGCGCCTTCTTCCCCGAGTTCAGCATGGACCGCCACGTCATCGCGCCGCGCACGCTGCCGCAGCACTGGGCGAGGTTCCGCAGCTTCGATTGGGGATCGGCACGCCCGTTCTGCTGTCACTGGTGGGCAGTCTCCGACGGCTCGATGCACGACATCGCGCGTGGTGCGCTGGTCAACTACCGCGAATGGTACGGCATGCGGCCAGACGAGCCGAACGTCGGGCTGAAGCTCACCGCCGAGGCGGTCGCCGCCGGCATCCGCGAGCGCGAGGCGGACGACCCGCAGCCGATGAACGGAGTCGCCGACCCGGCCATGTTCTCCGAGGATGGCGGGCCGAGCATCGCCCAGAGGATGCACCAGGCCGGTGTGCACTTCCGGCCGGCAGACAATAAGCGGGTGCCGCAGCGTGGCGCGATGGGTGGCTGGGATCAGGTACGCTCCCGGCTGGTGGGCGATGCCGACGAGCGGCCGATGCTGCTGCTGTTCTCGACGTCGCGCGATCTGATCCGCACGCTGCCGGCACTGCAGCACGACGATGCGCGGCCCGAGGACGTAGACACCGACATGGAGGACCACGCGCCGGACAGCCTGCGCTATGCCTGCCTGTCGCGCCCGTTCGTGCAGGATGCCCCGCCAGTGGTGATCGTGGACAGCTGGGACCGCGCGTTCCAGCGTGCCGCGCTGGCGGAGGCGCCGGACTCATGGAGGGTGGCCTGACGTGTCTGACCAAGCTCGCCCTCGGGAGGCGCGTTGGTATCCACGCGGTGCCTGGCTAGGTTGGCGCCCGCTCAGTTCGCCGCTGGCGCCCGAGTTCGATGATCCGGCCGAGGTCGATGCGATTGTCGAGCGGGTGCGCCGGTGCGGTCGGGTCGCGGCCGGCGACCTCGTCCCGGCAGCGTCCGGTGACAGCTGGCGCGCGTTCTGCAGCGACCACGGCACGCTGGAGTTCTTCGCCGACGTGGATTGGACCGCGAGCGGTGTGCGGCTCGACAAACCGCCGCCGGTGCGTCCGGTGTCGACGCGAGCGCAGCGGGAGCAGGAGCAATGGGAAGCAGCCCAGCGCGAGCGGCGGCGGGCGAAACAGGCCGAAGCAGATGCGCTGTGGCACGCCGAGGAGCAGCGCAGGCAAGCGCCGGAGCCGATACCGCCGGCACTCCAACGCCGGAGCGACCTCGAGCCGTGGTTCAATCCAGCCAGGGTGCCGACGCCTGACGACGCGCACGAGATCGCGCTGTATGCGCGGAACTACCTCACCGCGGTCCTGCGGCCGGTGCGCGACGGGTTGCTGTGGCTTGGTAGTCAGCAGACCGCCATCGTATGCGAGCGCAACGCCGACGCGATCGCCGGTGCGCTGATGCAGTTCAGCCGGGGATTGCCGCCGGAGGGCGTGGTGATGTCGACCGAGACCGACCTGATGCCGGCGGGCGTCCTCGGTGCGGAGGCTACGTCACGGGCTCTCGCGGTGCGCGTGCTCTTGGGCGACGAGGGCCGCAAAGTGGAGATTGGACTGACGTGGGATCTGATGCGATGACCGGCCGCGAGTTCATGCGCGAGGCTGCCGACAGCCCGGACAAGTGGGCCGATGCGATGATGGCATCGGCTGAGGCTGAGGGCCTCATTGTCAAAAGCGAATGCCGCGAGTGGCTGAAGCGCTGGCTCGGCGACGCCATCGACGCCGGGCGCAGATCGAAGCTGCCGCCGATCAATCCCGAGGAGACCTGACCATGGCTAGTAAACCTAAGCCGGTAACGACGGTGATCAAAGGCCCGCGCGCAACAGCGATGATGCGGGGAATGGAGCGCGACGCCAAGAAGCCGCAGCCCACCACCAAGCCGCCGCGCAAGTGATGGCCAAGTCAACCGCCGGCCTCGGCCCCAAGGGCAAAGCGAAGGTCAGCACCGTGATGCACGAATGGGGGCAGCGCGACCTGCACAGCGGCAAGGGCGGTCCTGTGGTGCGGAACCAGCGGCAGGCCGTGGCGATCGCGCTCAGTGAGGCCCGGAAGACGACCCGGGCGTCTCGCGGCAAATGAACTTCGCGATTTCGTCCTTGGTCGTCGGGGTCCGAGTCCTTAACAAATCCATCGCCGCCATCAACTGATCGCGCGGCATACCGGCATCAAGCATCAATTCAAAGACATCCTGGTCCTCAA